CGCCAAACTGGAACTTATACCGGTACAAGGCCTTGGTCATCTTTGAATCATTAGACAGGGACGTCACATACATCTTGAACCACAAAGACTTGGACCGCCTGGGCCAAATGCTGGAGTCTACTGGCCAAAGCTACTTCTACTTCCACCAGTATATGGACCAGGACGGGAAATTGCCTACAAAAATGACATCGATTTACCACACGATCATGACCATGTTGGTTAAGCAGATGCAGGTCTTAGACAGCAACAAGATGAATTCCTTGTGTCGTGCACTAGATGTAGCTCAATTCGTTTACCTCGCAAAGATGGCAGGCCCACTTGCTGAACGATCATATCAAGATCAACTAAAGAAGGTTGCCAATGAGAACCTAGAAGACATCTTCCCAATTTCGACTTTACTGCAGTTGTTAGCACCCTTCAGAATCAAAGAAGCACTCGAACTCCTTAAGGTGTATAAGCTCCTACCTTGTCCAGACTTTGATATCCATAGTGCAATGCAGAAAGAGAAGGACCTCCATTCTAACTTCTTTCCTATTGGTGAAAATGAAGAAGAAGATATATCTTTCCAGCAATTTGTTCAATATGGAAAATGGAATCTACTACGGTGTTTTTACCAGAGACATAAGCGATTGCCAGGCCGTGTCCGGGATGGTGCTCAAGAAAAGGACTGGCATGAGAATTATGAGCTGCGACCTCCTATTGAAATTCCAATTGCTGATGTTGACGACATTGATATCGAAGGCACATTTAGTTGGCTAGAATATTCAGACCATGACTACGAACTAAGGAAGGATCGGACGACTGCACCTGCGAGGCTATCTGGTGTCAAAGAAGAATCCGCACTAAGAGAGTTGCCAAAACGTGAACGGAATCAGCTGGTTGACTTTATACTAAATCCGTCACCTCAACCTATTACAGACATCCAACAAAGTATGGTTCAAGGTAATGAACCTTTCGAGTACGCTCACTTGGTAGCATTCAAGCCGGAGGCAAAGAAGCCGAATTCAAGGTTATTTTTCATGGCTAATGACCCTCAACGCCGTGTTCTATCAGAGTTTGAAGCTAATGTTGCAACTTATGTGAAAGGAAAGCCTGGATCATCATCTGGAATGTCTGACAAAGCGCTTGCGGAGAAAATGCATTCATTAGCAACCATGAAACCTGTTCAGGAGCGCCACCGTGTCATTAAGGTATCCTTTGACCTCGAGAAATTTTCCCCAAAATTGAATCCTGAAATAAAGCGAGTATACTTTGACCGATGGGCCACTGCATTTGGGAAACCTCACATCCGACATTTGATGAAGATATTTGATGGTTCCACAGTTGCATTGATGAAAGGTTGGGTTTCTCATCGCTATGTTCTAAATGGCAATGACCTTGAGGGATACAATGGCCGTATGGGAACTGATTTCCACATTGATGTCATGTCATATGCAGTTCATGTCTGCCGTAAACGGAAGATATTGCATCAAGGTGTTGAACTTGCTGTTCTGATTGATGATGGTGGAATGAAATTTGAGGTGCCACGTCAAACTACTGATGCACAAATACATGAGATCCTTCGAGTAATAGAACAAGTTTACCAAGTTTGTGGCCTTCATATCTCATGGGATAAGACACTTGTATCAGATAAGATGATGATTTACCTAAATGAGGTTTATTTCAATGGTTTCCGTGTAACACCTGGACTTAAAGCTTTTCTCCGCATTGGAAAAGAAGTCGATCTCCCGGCTAAGACTATTGCAGATGATCTGAATGCAGTGCTTTCTTCATGTCAGGGTGCACTAAAGGCCGGATCACCATATCGCGCAACTTATCAAATGTACCTGCTTCATGTGGCAAAAATAGTTAAAAGATGGACCCGATTCAAAGTTCCATTAACTGATAAGCAGGTATTGTGTGCGATTTTCCCTGTGGCTCTTGGTGGTCTCGGCGTTGTCTCTCTCCCACAACTTGCAACTAATGAAGCATTTAACCCTATTGTAGCTGGAATAGGTAACCTGAAGGCACTCGCTGTGCGATACCCTGCAAATGTTCCGATTGTCAACCAATTGCTCAGTCGCTCCATGAAGACAATGTCACCACAAGCTCAGTTACGTGCCCCACGTGCTCTACGTCAGGATGTGAAAGTGCTGAATGTTATGCGCATGCAAAATACTGTCCGAAGTTTCTTAATCAAGAATGCTAGAAACCCGTTATTAACTAATGTTTTGGCAACTATTGATGCACAAGAAGTAGAGGAAGTATCTGCGGCAATTTTCAAACAGCAACGTATTCATTCAATTACACTACAAATGATGTGGGAAATGCGACCTGAGGCTTTTGTTGACACTATAATCTCCAAGATGCAAAGAAGTCAAACTGCAGGTGACTTAGTTGGTCATAATGCTGTACTATCTGCTGCTATCAAAAACCGGTATGAAGCGTATCATTTAATTAGAGATTTTGCTGATATTGTTCCACGAGCTGTTCTTGCATTTTAAGTATTATCCCATATATTAGTTAGGGCGTCTGTTCAAACCCAGAAGCGGGCACTAGTGCGACGAGCAGCGTCAAGTATGTAAAAGAAACTCTATCTCGCGGTCGAAAATTTAATAAT